GAATATAATCGGGAAATGGAGCTTTCAAAACAGCATGTTACCGAATATTCTACAAAGATACGAGCTCTTAGGAAAGAGATTCAAAATAATATTAAAGTTGAATCGGATTTAAGAGGTTCACTTGTTCAACTGCGTGCGTCTTTATCCAATCTGACTGCCGAATATGACAATCTAAGTAAGGCGGAACGGGATTCGGCGAAAGGGAAAGAATTACAAGACAAGATTAATGCTGTTACAAAAGAGCTTAAAGGAGCAGAAGAGGCAACCGGTCGATTCAACCGGAATGTAGGTAACTATGAAAATGCAATCAAAAGCGTATTTGGGAACAATCAGCTTGTTGCAGGAATTCAGGCTGTAAGGAATGGTATTATAGGGATAAGCAAGGCTTTTGATCTTCTTAAATCTCACCCGGTAATTGCTGTTATAAGTGTCATTACGGCATTATTCTTGAAACTGGCAAATTCAGCAAAGAACAACGAAGAACAATATGTTAAGTTGCAGCAGGTATTGGCTCCGTTGAAAATGGCAATGGACGGAATAACAAGGGTTGTGGAATCTATTGTAGATGTTTTTCTTTCTGCCGCACAAGCTGTTACTGGTTTGGTGGGTGCTTTTTTGGATTTTATTGGAGTAGGAGATAGCATAAATCAAAATTCAAAGGATTATATAGAACTTGAAAAGCAGAAATTAGATTTAGCCAATAAAGAAAGGAGCGACCTTGTAGAGAATGCGAAATTAAGTATGGAAGCCTCTGATTTGAGAGCGAAATCTGCTCAGAGGGATAAATATTCAGCAGAAGAACGCATACAATTCTTGAATAAAGCCATAGATAAGGAAAAAGCTATGGCAGATAATGAGTTGGAACAAGCGAAACAGAGATTAGAAATAGCTAAAAAAGAAGCTGAGCGAACAAAAAATAGTAAAGAAGTGAATGATGAATTGGCACAAGCAGAAGCTAATTTGTACAATGTTCAAAAAGAATATAATACAAAAACAAGGGAGTTATATTCACAACGTTCAGAGGCTCAAACTAAATTAAATCAAGAGGAGGAACAACGGTTACAATTAGTGCAAGAGCGTTCGGATAAAGAGCTTGCAGCTATGCGTGCTCTCCGTGATTCTGAAAATGCGCTAATTAAAGATAGTTTTGAAAAACAGAAAGCAGACATAAATGCAAGTTATGATGATCAGATAGCAGATTTAAAGAAGCGAATGGAAACAGAAGAGAATCTAACGACCGAAGCGAAGGCCGCCATGAGTGCCACAATAGCCAACTTGGAAAAGCAGAGAGATGCAGAGTTAGCAGAAGTGAATGAGGAATCGATTCGGGAAAAGTTAGAGCAAGAAGCTGCTTATATTGAGCAGAGGCTTCAATTGGCAACAGAGGGTACAATTCAGGAATATAGCTTGAAAGCAGAACAACTCAAAAAGGAAAAGGAGATAGAACTATCCAATACAAAACTGACTGCCGAGCAGAAACAACTAATCGAGGAACGTTATCAAAAGAAACTCGACGAAATGACATCGGAGCATGAGCGGAAAAAGCAAGAGAAAGCTATGGAAGCATTGGAACTCGAACTGTCCAACAGGTTAGCCGCCGCAAAGATAGCCGGAGAAGATGAGTTGCAAGTCGAGCTTGAAAATGCCAAGAAACGGCTTGATTCCTTACAGCAGTTAGAGGGAGAAAGCGATGC